AGAATAGCTTCTGGTAAATCTTTTCAGGATAATAATGGAGTCAACTCATTAACAATGAGTGATGCTAATACTGGAATCTCATTAATTGACAGTACTGGAAATAGTATTAAAACAGAAGATGGTTCCGGAAATATTATTCTTACTGCTCCTATTGTTAATATAAGTGCTAATCTGAATGTAGCTGAAGATATTGCTACAGGTAATGCTTCTAATTCTGGTAGTTTGATATTATTTAATAGTAGCTTATCTAATTTTGTTCAATTAACTGCTAGTAATGCTATTTCTGCTACTGCCTATACCTTTCCAGCAGCCTATCCGGTTTCTAATGGACAAGCTCTTGTTAGTACAACTGCAGGAGTTTGGTCATGGGCTACTTTATCAACTGGAACAGTTATCTCATTTTCTGCTGGCAACTTAAGTCCTTTATTTAGTACATCTGTAGCTACAGCCACTACTACTCCTGCTCTTACTTTTACTTTATCTAGTGCTGCAGCTTTTACTATTTTAGGAAATAATACAAATGTCTCTGCAGTACCAACTTATTTTGCTCCTGTTTTAGCATCAGCTTTATTTGCTAATCAAGGAACTACCACTACAGTATTACATGGTAATGCTTCTGGTAATCCTTCATGGAGTGCTGTTGTATTAACTACAGATGTATCAGGTATACTTCCAATTGCTAATGGAGGAACAAACAATTCAGCTAGTGCGACTGCAAATACAGTGGTAATTGTAAATTCAGCTGGGACACAGTATGTTTATCTGGCTAATGGAACAACTGGTCAGGTATTAACTGCTAATACAGGAGGTGCTCCTTCATGGTCAGCTCCTGCAACCTCAGGTACAGTAACCAGTGTCTCTGTAACTACCAATCAAGGTGTATCAGGATCTGTTGCTACAGCTACTACAACTCCCAATATTACATTATCACTGGGTGCTTTAACTGGAGTTACAAGCGTTAATGGTCTTGTTATTACTGCTAATACTGGCGTTATAACTACAGGTACTTGGAATGGATCTTTAGTTACAGGAACTTATGGTGGTACAGGAGTAAATAATGGATCTTTCTTAATTACAGTAGCTGGAAACTTAACTACTACTGGAGCTTATAATTCTACTTTTGCTGCAGGAGGATCTTACACTTATACTCTACCCTTAGCTACTTCAACTCTCCTAGCTAATAACTTAGGACTAGTTGGGAATACTACTTTAATTGGTGGTACTACTGCATCTGGAACTCTTACTTTAGAGTCTACTTCTGGAGCAGGATCTACTGACTACATAGCATTCTTAACAGGATCCCAGTCTGAAAGAGCTAGGATAACAAGTAATGGTGCCTTCTTTGTTGGAGAAACAGCCGCTTCTCCAAATGGGGAAAGATTTGGATTTGCCTTATCAAGCAATTCTAATGTTTTATTGCAAAACTATAATAGTAGTACTGGAACTGGTGCCCAATCAAGTATATGGGCAACCTCTAGTGGTGGAACAGCTATATTGAGAGGTTTAAGCTCTGGATATACTACAGCAGGACTTTATAAAGCTAATGGAGCATACTTAGAGCTTGGTAGTGGGAGTTCTTCTACTACATCCTATATAATGAATACTACTGCCACCTCAGCTTTAGGTATAGCCGTAGGGGGATCCGCAGCATCTAATTTAATTGCAACATTTAATACTACTGGATTATTTGTAGGAGGAACTGCAGGAGGAACAGCTACAGGATATCTTACATTGGCTGCAGGTACTACCTCAGTGGCTCCTATTGTACTTACTGCAGGAACTAATCTTACTACTGCTACAGCAGGTAATTTAGAATATGATGGTACTCATATATGGTTTACTAATAGTGGAGCTACAAGACAGGAAATTCTTCAGATTCAACAGTCTTATGTAACAAGTAATTTTACATCTAGTGCAGGTACAACTACTCCTGCAAATATTACAGGATTAACGGCTACTCTTGTAGCAGGGAAATCTTACTATTTTATGATAGTATTATTTGTTACTGCAGATCCTACTGGAAGTATGGCTTATGCAGTAGCAGGAACCACACCAACAGGTAGTTTAATATTAGATTTTGATGACATTGACTTAGCAGGAACAACAGTAACTAATCAAACTAAAGGAGCAAGGGTCACTGCTTTTGGGGGAGGAACTCAACAATTAGCTCATTCAGCAGTAACACATTCTGCATTTCAATGTGTAATAAAAGGTACTGTAATTAATGCAGGTGCAACAGGAACTATAACTCCACAATTTTCTAATTCTCTGACAGGTGGTTCTGGTTCAATTGTATTGGCTGGATCATACATGACTGTAACACAAATAGCTTAATAACTAAAAACAAATAATATGGCACTAGTATCACTAATTAATATAAGTAATAATCCTACTACTGGATTAAAAAGAAACTTAGATATCATAGGTTTAAATATAGGATCTACAAGAATAGATATGACTGTAGTTATTTATAGTCTTGATAGTAATAGTAATAGATTAAATACTTTATCTATTCCTGCTGTTAACTTTGTAGACAGTGCTACAGATGATACTTTAATAGATCCCGCTACAGGAGTTTATGTTATATCTAATGGATCAGGTGGATATAACTACCTAGGAGGTCCTAGTAATGGGCAACCTTTTACGGGAACACCAATTGGTGAGTATGACTTCTTAATAGCTCTATTAAATACATCTGTAAATATTAGTACTCTTATGACTAGTTATATAGCACTTAATGATTCTCTAGGTTACTATAACATCTAAACATGAAAAAGTTCTTAGGTTATATTTTAAGTTTTGTAGCATGGTTACTAACTATAATTACAAAGCCTCTTATTACTCTCTTTACCTGGATTAAGCTTCATAGCTTTTCCAAGATAGGTAACTGGTACATGCAGACCGCAGACATAACAGATGTAGCTGGAAATGTGAGAGGTCAACATGTATGGAATTTTATCTTCATAACCAAGGATGGTTATAAGTTTGGTTCTTCCATGGAGAAGATTAGTGAGGTACTAGCTAAGAATTATATTCTGGGTAAACTAATACTTCCAGGAAAAGCTCTATGCTGGATTCTAATAAAATTAAAAGACCCTGCATTTGCTTTAATAAAATAATTATATTTGTAGAAGACCAACACATAAAAATATGAAGATCACAAATCTAGAATTAACAGGGCCTTTTATAACAGCCCTTGCAGAATTAGCAAAGACAAAGACTAATACTAAAGTAGCATATAATGCTGCTAAAACTATTAAGTCTGCAAATGCAGCTATTGAAGTATTTAATGATGCTAAGAAATCATTAGTGGAACCACGTTGTAAGTTAGATACATCTGGTAAGCCAGAAACAGAAAACATTACAGTTCAGACAAGAGATGCTTCAGGTGCTCTAGTAGACCAGGTACAGAATCATTATGTATTTCCAACATCTGAGATTAAATCAGAAGTAGAAGGTCTTATTGCAGAACTAAGTAAACAAGAAGTAGAAGTAGAAGTGTGGCCTGTAACTCTGGATGATCTAGGAAATATAGAGCTCACTCCACTTGTAATGATGGGTCTAAAAGACTTCATTAAAGAATCTTAAACTATTCTTATGATGACAAAGGAACAGGAACAGAAGCTAGATCAGATCTACACTGCTATAGTAGGACACAAAGATACTGGTGTAAGAGGTCTGGCAGATAGAGTTAAGAGTCTTGAGGAATATAAAACCAAAGACAAAGCTCTAAAGAACAAAGTAGCAGGGGGTATATCAATAGGAACTCCTCTTTTTGTAGTAGCCTGGCACTGGTTCTATGATACCATCATTAAAGGAGGACACTAAGATTTTATAAGATAGTATATTAGTATAGAGGATCCCAGTTTAAACCACTGGGATTTTTTATGTCTTAGATTTAAATAAATAATTTGATTTAACTTTAGGAAGTTTAAATAATAAACTTTACATTTGACAAGTTTAAATCTTAAACATTTAACTATGGCAGACCAACAAGAAGAAAGAATTCCTCTAACCAAAGAACAAATAGCTAAACGTAGACTTGATCTTGTAGAATTCTATAAAGAACAGATTAAGTTCCTAACTCACCAGAGAAACTATGAAGCATTGATTACTGAGCTAGAGGAACTAAACATGAGAAGGATCATGGCACAGATGAGAGTAGCTCAGATGACTGCTCCTCCACCTCCTGATAAAGATTTAGATAAGCAAGAAGATCTTGATCCTAATGAAGGTAAGATGCCAGAAGTACCTACTAACACTTTACAGACAACTGAACAACCTAATGAACCCATTCCTACTTTACAACCTAGAAAATTAAAAACAACATGACAACTTATGATGATATAAAGAATAGAGTTCTAGCTCTGAACTATGAATTTTTTGAAGGAGAGTTAAATCTTAATATGATCTGGGAAAGAACTAGTAATATATTTACTAATAAGTTCTCTGATTTCCTTCACATAGCTTATCAGCAAAATGGACAGAATCTAGTACTTACTATTCCAGCTACTACTAAACCAGGTCTTAATGGAGAAGGAGCTATTCTAAATCCTCCTACAGTTCATGGAATAACGGGTACTGATGTAATTATTCCAGGTCAGTATAAAGGTACCTGGGAATGGATAGATGCTCCTACTGGAAAACCTTATCCATTTGATAAGGAATTCTTTAGACAAATTAAAGGAGTAAACTACTGGAGAGATGGAGAGAAGCTTTTAAACATTACTAAGAATCAAGAGCATGATAATACTATAGATGGGACTCAGTGGCATAAGATGAGTAATCCTGAAGCTTCAGGATTTGATGTAAACAACTGGTCTGAAGGATGCATGGGAGCAGAAGAACCAGTATTTAAAACTATTTTTTCATTAGTAAGAGAGGCTGTAGCTAAGTATGGTCCAGTCTTTACAGGTACATTAATAGATACAACACCAACAACATAATGACTAAGTACAGAAAATTACCTATAGAAGTAGATGCAGAACAATTCTTCTTTGGCAAGGAAGTAGATGGAGTTAAAGTTACTTCTCCTCAGATAGTGCATTCCCTAGATGATAAGTTATACTACGTAACTCATACAGATGCAAAAGACTGGTTATCTAAAGAGAAGATCCAGAAAGAATATGAGGAGATGCCTAAGTATGATTCTCTTCCATTTGCTTTCTGGAATGTTAAATCAGGAAGAAAAGAGTTTATCAATACTGATAATGAACATTTAGTAAAGCTCTATGTAGAATTATACAAGATTAAGTATCCAAAGCCATATGCCTGGATAGAGACAATACATAATGGACAGACAGTAACTATAGAAGATGGAGACTGGATTATAAGGGAACCTAATAGTGATAAAGTATACCCTTGTAAACCTGAGATCTTTAAGAAGTTTTATGAAGCAATTTAATAACCAAAACCAACAAGCAATGGAAGTAACCAAATCAAGAATGTTTCAGTATGTAGTATTACTACATCCAACAGAAAAAGAAGTTAAGGATAATGCAGCTAAGTCTACTATCCTTACAGATGTAACCTCTATACTAGCTAAGGATGAGAAGTCTGCAGCTATGCAGGCTACTATGGGTATTGATCCTAAGTATAAAGACCAACTAGATCAGGTGGAGGTGGTTGTACGCCCTTTTTAGGTGACCTGATCTCAAGAGAGAATCAGGTACATACTTCACACCATATTGTAGATAATACAAGGATAAGAACTCCTTGGAATGATAATGTACTTACTACTAATACTAATAACTGGGGAACTACTAATAGTATATTTACTATGGGTTCTGCAGGAACTGCTACTAGTTATAGTGCACTATCACTAAGTGGAAATAATTAAATAAGCTAGACCAACATGCCAATAGTAAATCAAGTAGAAAAGAAGGTGAGGATGGACCAGTGGAACATAGTTAAGTTCCAACTAGCTGTTCACTGTCATCTGAATAACATTATAGTATCTGATCTGGATCTAAGTTGTCTTACTCTCCTGGCATTAACAGGAGAGAAGACACTTGGTGAATTCTGTGAAGAAGCAGCTAACCATAATATCTTTGGATGTTCTCAGTCAGTTAGAAATGCTATAACTAAGGCTGAGAAGAGAAATCTAGTTATTAAGAAAGGTAATAATAAGAAGAAACTCTCTCTTAATATTCCTAATATAGAGACTAAGGGTAATATACTTCTTGACTATAAAATTCTTAGAGTTGAAACACAGGTCTCATAAAGAGCTTATATCTAAGACTGCCTCAGATTTAAGCCTACCTGAGGAGATGGTTAGTGATCTTGTAGAAGCTTACTGGAAAGCTTTTAAAATAGAGATGAGAACTTTTAAATATCCCAGATTAAAGATTATTAACCTAGGAGACTTTCACATAAGTCCTAGGGGATTAGCTAAAAATATAAAAGTCCTTACTAGCTGGAAAGAAAGTTCTAATGTACCTAAAACATTTGGAAGAATGGTAAGATACCAGGAAGGTCAGGAGAAGTTAAAATTATTACTTGAACTTAGTAAGAAACTTGAAGAAGAAGACAAAAAGTTCCAACTAAAACTTAAAAAGAGATATGGAGAGCAGTATAATAAGAATCTGGAAAAACAAAGGTAAGATCCTTGAAGGTATCAAGAATAGTATCTTTACTTCTCAACATGTAGAGGAGATTGCAGAACTTAGAAATCTTATATGCCAAGAGTGTCCTCATATAGATAAGAGAGGAAGTATGTGTGCTATGCCTGGGACACAACCATGTTGTAAACTTTGTGGTTGTAATCTCAAATTGAAACACAGATCTCTATCTAGTTCTTGTGATGATGGTAGGTGGCATGCTGAACTTACTCAGCAGGAAGAAGATGCCCTAGCTGATCAACTAAAAAATAAGTCAAATGATACTAACATTCAAGGAGAAGAATCATGAGTATAAAAGTCTTGATGAAGATCTAGACTGGCTTTCTGTAACTAGTTTTGTTAGTTATTTTAAACAACCTTTTGATCCTATTGAACAAGCTCAAAGATCTTCTAGAAATAAAAGATCTAAATGGTATGGAATGGATCCTATGGAAATACAGTATTACTGGAAAGCGGAAGGTGATAGAGCTTCTCTAATGGGTACCTGGTATCATTCCCAGAGAGAGAAAGATATTATGGAGTTTACTTCTATAGAAAGAAATGGAGTTACAGTTCCTATTATAAGACCTATCTATAAAGAAGATATTAAAATAGCTCCTGTACAAATTATTACTAATGGGGTTTATCCTGAGCATTTTGTTTACTTAAAATCAGCAGGACTATGTGGACAATCAGATAGAGTAGAAGTAGTAAATCACTCAGTGTCTATAAGTGATTATAAAGGATTAGATATAAATACTCCAATTCCAACAAGTGATGGATTTAAGTCTATGAATGATATAATTGTTGGTGATAGAATATTTGATGGAAATGGAGAATTAACTACTGTAGATCATATATCAGATATTCATTATAATCCGTGTTATAAAATAACTTTTGATACAAATGATCATCTCATATGTGATCATGAGCATAAGTGGGTAATAGCAGAAAGAAAATCCAAGAATGTATATATTGAAACAGAAAGAACAACAACTGATATTTATACTTCTTACCTAAATAAAGAATATATTAGAATTAAATGTTCATTAAGTTTGAATATTAAGGATAAAGAATTATTAATTGATCCTTATGTATTAGGCGTATGGTTAGGTGATGGATCAAGCAGTACAGGTCATCTTACTAATATGAATGAGCAAATATGGAAAGAAATAGAGAATAGGGGTTATATAATAGGAAGAGATACTTCTAATGGAGGAAGTGGAAAAGCTCAAGGAAGAACTATATTTGGACTGAGAGCAAAATTAAAAAAATTAAATCTACTTAATAATAAACATATACCAGATATTTATATAAGATCATCACATCAACAACGACTTGACCTACTTAGAGGATTCATGGATACAGACGGTTATTATAATAGATCAAGAAATAGGTGTGTAATGGCAACTACTAAGTTATGGCAGGCAGAAGCAATAATGTCTTTGGTATCTAGTCTAGGAGGTAAACCTACTCTACTAAAAACAATAGTATCTGGATTTGGAAAAATTAATATTCCAGCTTATAATGTAACATTTAAAAGTATAGTAGAAAATCCATTCCTGTGTAGGAATAAGGACTACTTAATGGCTGCTACAGGACATAATGAAAAAGCTATCTATAGATATATTAAAAAAATCGAAAGAGTAAATACAGTACCTACTAAATGCCTATCAGTTGATAGTTCTACTCATACCTATTTAGCAGGACCATCTTATATAAAAACTCATAATACAAATAAAGAACTAAGGCTTACTGGCTATACTAACTGGGAAGGAGTAACTACTATGATGAACTATCCAGTTGATCATCTTCCAGACTGTCACCTTACTCATTATGCTCTACAGTTAAGTTTGTATCTTTATATGATTTTAAAACATAATCATGAGCTAAGTCCAGGAAAACTATCTATAGAACATGTAATCTTTGAGGAAGAAGCTAAAGATGAACATGGATATCCTGTATATAAGAAAGATGCTCTAGGTAACTTTATAGTAAAAGAAGTAAAAGTATATGAAGTACCCTTTTATAAAACAGAGGTTATATCAATGATAAATTATCTAAGGGATAATAGAGACCTAATTAAAGCTAAGAAAAAACCATGATTGTAAATCTCTTTGATATAGAAAATGGAGTTGTTATACCTAGTATGCATGTATATACTCTTAAGACTTTAAAAAATATAATAGATGATTACCCTACTAATTATATGAAAGTTTATGAGTATGTATTTTATATGACCTGTCCAGATCCTGATATGAATCCATTCTTTCATTATCCTGAGGAAGATAAAGAGCATACTATTCTAAAAGAAATACAAGCTGATTTTTCTACAGAAGATACCAAAATTATAGATGCAATATCTTTCTGTAAAAAACTTTATGAGACACCAACAGCAAGAGCTTACTGGGGAATAAAAGCTATGCTGGATAAGCTAGCTACTTATATGAGTAATACTTCTATTTCTGCAGGTAGAGATGGTAATGGGCCTTTCTTATTAAGTGCAGCTAAACAGTTCCAGGATATAAGAGAGTCTTTTAAGGGAGCCTATAAAGATCTTATGGATGAGCAGAAGACTACTACAAGAGGGGGTGCTCATACCGCATACGATGCTAAGTGAGTGAAGATAGCTACATAACTATTCCAGTATGGGATAAAGGTATTTGGACTCATCAGTCCTTTAAAACTATTGAAGACTTTAGATGGTTTTTAATTCCCCTACTAAAAGAACCAGGAAAGTACAATTTTGATGAGACATCCAGGATCTTTAATGAGCAAGCTAGAATATGGAATAAAACAAAAGTATACTGCATAGCTCCCTTTAATAGTAAAGATTATATTACTTACTGGGATGATCAAAAGGAGAGATGTAGATTTGGAGTAATCTTTAAGAGTGAAAAAGATCTCTGGTATATACCAAGAGATTACTACATGTGGTTGAACTTCTTACCTATTTATGATAAAGAGCAAGCTAGGTATGATTTTCCAAAAGTTAGGGATGCACAGTATCATATGGCACTCTATGAACACTTAGCAGAGTTACACTATTTACATGTTGCAGTTCTAAAGAAAAGACAGATAGCTTCTGAACAACCTCATTCAGAACCAATTCTTACAATAGATGGATGGAGAACCATGGGAGATATTGAGATAGGAGATCTATTATGGAATCCAGATGGTACTCTAACAAAGGTCTTAAATAAAACTAATAATGGAGTTTCTGAAGTTTACCAATTTGACTTTATAGATGGTAGATCAACTAGATGTGGAATAGATCATAATTGGCTAGTATATGATAGAGTTCTTAAAAAAGAAAAAGTAATAAATACAAGAGAGTTATTAAAGTTTGGATTATTTAGTTATACAAATGCACCAACTAGATCAGGAAAAAAGGAATATAAGTCATATAGATATGCCATAAAATATACTAATCCAATAAGCTTTCTTGGAAGTTCTAAGTTAGAAATAAACCCTTATCTACTAGGTTGCTTAATTGGAGATGGTAGTATTAAGGGAAATACTGTACAAATAACATCTATGGATATTGAATTAGTAAATTATGTAAAAGATATAGTAGGTTCTGATTATAATGTAATTAGAAACTTTACAAAGGGTAAAGCATCAAGGTATGGGATTACTTATAAAAAGAGATTTTCTAAAGAGTGTAAGAAGTATTATAATGGTCAATATGGTTGTAATCCTATTTCCAGGTCTCTTTTAGAAATAGGATTAAAGAATAAAATTTGTACAGATAAATTTATTCCCCAAGTATATTTAGAATCTACTATTCAAGATAGACTGGACTTACTTAGAGGATTGATGGATACAGATGGTTATATAAATAGTACAGGAAAAGATATTCATTACACTACTGTTAGTGAACAACTAGCCAAAGATGTAGCTTATTTAACTAGAAGCTTAAGTATTAAAACAGTAATAGATAAAAAATCAAAAGCTAAGAGTAGTTATAGTGACTACTATAGAGTGCGATTATCTGGACATATTCCTTTTAATATTTTTAAACTCACTAGAAAAGCTAATAGATTTAAGAAAAGAAAAGATAGTTTTCCTTTATGTCCTATTATAAATATCACAAAACTAGACTATTTAGAAGAATCCTCTTGTATAGTAGTAGACAATCCTAATCAATTATATATTACTAAAGATTTTATAGTTACTCATAATAGTTACTTTCATGCTGCTAAACTTATTAACCAGATCTGGTTTGAAGAAGGACCTACTATGAAAATGGGTGCTTCTCACAAAGACTATATTAATGAGAAGGGAACCTGGAAGTTTCTAAATGAGTATAGAAGCTTCCTAGATGAGCACACTGCCTGGTATAGACCTATGAATCCAGGAAAAGTAATGATGTGGCAACAGCAGATAGAAATAACCAAGAGTAATAGAAAGTCACTTAAAGGTAATAAAGGAACTATACAAGGACTAACATTTGATAAAGATGCAACTAATGGTGTAGGTGGACCAGTAAAATACTTCTTTCATGAGGAAGCTGGAATAGCACCTAAGATGGATACTACCTATGAGTTCTTATTACCTTCTGTAAAGTCTGGACATATTACAACTGGTATGTTCATTGCAGCAGGATCTGTAGGAGATTTAGATCAATGTGAACCTCTTAAGAAATTTATATTGTATCCTGAGGTAAATTCTATCTATGCAGTAGAGACAGATCTTCTAGATGATAAGGGTACAATAGGAACAGCTGGACTCTTTATACCAGAGCAGTGGTCCATGCCTCCTTATATAGATCAGTATGGTAATTCTCTAGTAGAAGAAGCTGTTAAAGCTATAGATGAGGAAAGACTAAAGTGGAAGAAAGAATTAACTCCTGATATTTATCAACTTAGAATATCGCAACATCCTAAGAATATTGCTGAAGCATTTGCCTTTAGAAAAGCATCTGTATTTCCTACTAATCTATTAATGGCTCAGCAAAGAAGGATCCAGGAGAAAGAATATGGCTATGAGTTTCTAGAACTAGATTATGATACTAAAGGTAAAGTAGAATCTAAGTCGTCCAATAGACTTCCTATTAATGAGTTTCCTATATCCTCTAAGACAGAAGATAAGAAGGGAGTTCTAGTAGTTTGGGAAAGACCAGTTCCTGATCCGGACTTTGGAATGTATTATGCATCTATAGATCCAGTGAGTGAGGGAAGGACAACTACGAGTGACTCTCTTGTATCTATTATAGTATATAAAAACCCAGTAGAAGTAACTAAGATAACTCCAGATGGTCCAGAGACTTCTATAGAAAGAGACAAGATAGTAGCTACCTGGTGTGGTAGATATGATGATATTAAACACACTCATGAGAAGCTAGAAAAGATAGTAGAGTGGTATAATGCATGGACAGTAGTAGAAAATAACATCTCTCTATTTATTCAGCATATGATCTCTAAGAAAAAACAAAGATATCTAGTACCTAAGAACCAGATGTTATTCTTAAAGGACATAGGATCTAATACTAATGTTTTTCAAGAATATGGCTGGAAAAACACAGGTACTCTCTTTAAGTCTCACTTATTAAGTTATGCTATTGAGTTCCTCAAAGAAGAGTTAGATATAGCAACTAAGCCAGATGGAACTATAGTAAAAACCACATATGGCGTAGAGAGAATCCCAGATCCTATGCTAATAGTAGAAATGCTAGCTTATGAAGAGGGACTTAACGTAGATAGATTAGTTTCTTTTTGTGCACTTGTAGCTTTTGCTAAAGTTCAGCAGGCAAACAGAGGCTTAAGAAAAAGAGTAATAGAAAGTAAGGAAAACTTGCAAAAGAACAAAGATCTTTATAAATTGTCCAAGGGAATGTTTACTCATATGGGAGTTCATTCTAAGAAGACAGATCCTATGTATAAGATTAACAGGAGTCCTTTTAAGAATATTAAATAATCAATATGGAACTAATACCAGATAAAGATGATCACTTTCATATGGAAGATATTGAAAGAAGGATTAAAGAATTACAAAAAGAACATGGGCTATTTATACCTAGAATAGTAGAACTATTAGATCCTGAGAATATTACTAAGGGAATAAACGGGTCTAAGTTTAGAATTAAACTAGATGATCCGACATTTAGTTATGGTGATGTTATCACTTATGATAAGTATCATGGTGCTGAGATGTATGTAACAATAGATCCTATTATAGATACAGGAGATGGATTTGTATATACAGTTCAATTAGTAAATAATCCTGATCATAAGTTTATAGATAACAAATACATTCAAGATGGTACATGGATAATGAGAAAAGGACCCCTAGCTACGGGACCTGATAGTTATAGTAAGAGAGAACCAATAGTAATAAAACAAGCCATCTAATGGCATATGTATACAGGCATATTAGGTTAGACAAGAATGAGCCTTTCTATATTGGAATAGGTTCAGAAGAATTCAAAAAATATTTATCAGAAATTAACTCTGGATCTAAACATCCTAGATATGGTAAGTCAGTATCTCAAGAGACAAGAGATAGGTTATCAGTAGCTATTAGTAAAGCTTATAATCCAAGATCTAGAAAAGTTATAGATACCAGTACTGGTAAACAATATAAGTGTATCTTAGATGCAGTACAAGATAGTATATACCAATATGGTACACTATATAGGAAATTAATGGGAACTACAGTAAATAACACTACCTTTAAGTTAACTTAAATTATAAACTATGGAAGTATTTAATGCTATGCAGATGGTCAAAGGGGCTAAATCTGATGGTAATCGTTTAGGTGAATAACTTGCCGTTCTAGCTAGTAATATCTAGAAGTATAATTGGACAAAAACGGGGAAGGCTGTAATGCCAATCCCGTGCTAATACTACAAATTACGTAAGGTTGTAGTACAGTGTAGAGCATAGTAGGTGAATAAATATAATCCTACCAAGAGTGTCCAACATCCTTATAGGATGAAAATATATGCCGAGCTTGTAAGAAATAAAATTACAAGAATCAAGGGATAAAAAGCCTTTGAGATAACAAGACTGACGTTAATACAGCCCATCCAATTCATACCTAGAGAGAAGAAAGATGAGCAGTGGGTAGCGTGGAATATTGATTGGCAAGAATGGCAAGGACTTAAACAGCTTAGGAGAAATGCCAGAAGGCTAATGAAGAACTATAAGTTAGCTAAGGGCATTATAGACAAGACTGACTATGTAGTAGAAGAAAACAATGAGTATGCCTCCCTAATAGAGACTCTTACTAAAGAAGACTCAGGAGCCCTGGAGTTAAAGTTTTATCCTATTATTCCTAATGTTATCAATACAATGGTAGCTGAGTTTGCTAAGAGATCATCCTGTATGAACTTTAGAACAGTAGATGAGACCTCTTATAATGAAGAACTTGAGCTTAAAAGACAACAACTAGAAGATGCTTTAATATCTGATGCAGAAAATAGACTAGCTATTAAGCTTCAAGAGTCAGGTGCAGACCCTAACTCTCCAGAGTTTAAACAACAGATGGATCCTCAGAATATTAAATCTCTACCTGAGATACAGGAGTTCTTTACTAAGTCTTATAGAAATGTCCCAGAAGAATGGGCTCAGCATCAGTATAAGGTTGACCAGGAGAGGTTTGGAATGGAAGAGCTTGAGGAAAGAGGTTTTAGAGATAGCTTAATTACAGACAGAGAGTTCTGGCATTTTAAGATGATGGAGGATGACTATGAAGTAGAACTCTGGAATCCAGTATTAACTTTCTATCATAAGTCTCCTGAGACAAGATATATCTCCCAAGGTAATGCTGTGGGTAAGATAGAAATGATGACAGTAGCTGATGTTATAGATAAGTATGGCTGGATTATGACAGAGGATCAACTTAAATCTCTTGAAGCTATTTATCCAGTAAGATCTGCAGGGATGGCAGTACAGGGTTTCCAGAATGATGGAAGTTACTATGACCCAACTAGATCTCATGAATGGAATACTAATATGCCATCACTAGGATGGAGACAGTATGCTTCTATGTGGGATAATATGCAGGTAGGAGGAGACATAGTAAACTGGATTACAAGTGAGTCAGAAGATTACTTTGATCTAGGAACTACTTATTTACTAAGAGTAACTACTGCTTATTGGAAGTCTCAGCGTAAGGTAGGACATCTAACTAAAATAGATGAGAATGGTTCAGCTACTCAGAATATTGTAGATGAATCTTATGATGTAACAGATAAGCCTGAGTATAATACTATACTAATTAAACGCAAGGATAAGTATAATCTAGTCTTTGGTGAGCACATTGACTGGATCTGGATTAATGAAACAATGGGTGGAGTAAAAGTAGGACCTAATAGACCTAGCTTCTGGGGTATGCCTAACTCAGGTGGAGTAACACCGATGTATTTAGGTATTAATAAAAATACTCCAGGTAGAGTTCCTTTTCAATTTAAAGGAGATGATAATCTATATGGCTGTAAACTTCCAGTAGAAGGATCTGTCTTCTCAGATAGAAATACAAGATCTACTGCTTTAGTAGATTTAATGAAACCTTATCAAATAGGATTTAATATAGTTAATAATCAGATAGCTGATATTCTAATAGATGAGCTAGGTACAGTTATCATGCTTGATCAGAATGCTCTTCCAAGACATTCTTTAGGAGAAGACTGGGGAAAGAATAATATGGCTAAAGCATATGTAGCCATGAAAACATTTCAGATGTTACCCTTAGATACTTCTATTACTAATACAGAGAATGCTATATCTAATACCCATTTCCAGAAACTAGATATGGAGCAGACTAATAGACTTCTATCTAGGATTAAGTTAGGTGAGTATTTTAAACAACAAGCATTTGAAACTATAGGAATTACCCCACAGAGAATGGGAGCACAGCTTGAGCAGGCAACTGCAACTGGTGCTAATATTGCAATAGCAACTTCTTATGCACAGACAGAGATGTATTTCATACAACATTCTGATTACTTAATGCCAAGAGTACATCAGATGAGAACAGACCTAGCACAGTACTATCAGAGTAAAGCTCCCTCCAAGAGACTTCAGTATATCACTACTATGGATGAGAGAAAGAACTTTGAGATTAATGGTACTGACTTAATGCTAAGAGATATCAATGTATTCCCAGTAACAGGAGCTAATGTAAGAAATATAGTTGATCAACTTAAACAACTTGCTCTTAAGAGTAATAGTAATGGCACATCTATCTATGATCTTGCTAGTATTATTAAGTCTGATAACCTTGCTGACATAGATCAGATATTAAAAGACACTGTAGAGAAGCAAGAGAAGCAAAGACAGGATGAACAGCAGCATGAAGCTGATCTACAGAAGCAACAACAAGATGCAGAGTTACAGAAGCAGAGAGAAGCAGATGCATTTAAAGCAGACCAGAATGAGAAAGATAGACAGTCTCATATCCTGGAAGCTGAAATTAGAGCTGCAGGATATATGGGTATGAAGGACTTCAATGATAATAAACAGTCTGATTATCTTGATGGACTTAAGACTATTCAACAAGGTCAACTTTATCAAGGTCAGATGTCTATAGCACAACAGAAGGCTGACCATGCAGAGCAAGCTCACCAGGACAAGATGGACCTGGGAAGAGAGAAGCTTATTGCAGAAAAGGATAGAGCTGATAAGAATGTTCTAATTGCCAGAACTAATACTACAGCATCTGAGATAGCTGCTAAGAGGAAACATGAGCTGGATAAGAAGAAGTTAAGCATTTCTAAGAAGAAGAAAAAGTAGTTATAGCTATATAATACATGAAACTATTTTCTAATGTTAAATCTTATAAGTTTAACTCTATCTTTGTTTAAACCAACAAGCAAAAACTAATACTATGGCTGAGACAACAGAAGCTACTAACATCCAGAGAGTTGAAGTGGACTCTTTAGATAATCTATTAGGAATTCCAGGAGCAGAGAATATTATGACTGCAACTGGTAATGAGAAACCAGGATTCTTTGGAAGACAAAAGGTTGATACTAATTTTCTTAATCCTACTAAACAAGCTATTCCAACTCCAGTAGTAGAGACTCCAGTAGGAGAAACTCCTGAAGCAAAAGTTACAAGAGAAGCTGCTGAAAAGAAAACTAAAGAAGATAAAGAGAAAGCAGACTTACTTGCTAAAGGTAAAGAGAAAGGTGCTGAAGATCTTACACAAATACTTACTGATCTAGATCCTAATAAAGATCCCGAAGCTGCTGCAAAGGCTGCTGAAGAAGCAAGTAAAAATGCAGGAAGACCTAAGGTAGATAAAGAAGGTATGATAGAGCTTACCAAAAAGTTCATTGAAAAAGGACTAATGGTTCCCTTTGAAGGAGATAAGTCAGTAGATGACTATACAATGAAGGACTTTGAAGAACTTATAGAAGCTAACTTTAATGATAGAGAAGCTAAAATAAAAGAAAGTACTCCAGTAGAGTTCTTTGATTCTCTCCCTCCTGAATTACAAGTAGCTGCCAAGTATGTAGCAGATGGTGGTAAAGACATGAAGGGCATCTTCAGAGCATTATCCCAGGTAGAAGAAACAAGATCCCTAGATCCCACTAAAGATAAAGATCAAGAATCTATAGTAAGAGAATATCTAAGAGCTACTAACTTTGGAACAGAAGATGATATTCAAGATGAGATTATAGGTTGGAAAGATATGAATAAACTAGCTGAGAAAGCTACTAAGTTTAAACCTAAACTGGACCAGATGAATGAACAGATGGTAGCACAAAAGCTAGCATATCAGGAAAAGGCCAGAAAAGAACAAGAAGCAGGAGCACAACACTACATGAAAAGTATATATGACACATTAAAAACTGCAGAACTTGGTGGTCTAAAACTAGATAAGAAAGTACAAAGTCAACTGTATAATGGACTAGTATCATTTAACTATCCTTCTATTACAGGTAACAATACTAACTTACTAGGTCACCTTCTGGAGAAGTATCAAAGAGTAGAACCCAATCCTGCTATTATAGCTGAAGCTTTATGGCTGCTATCTGATCCAGATGGTTACAAAGCTAAAATTAAAGAAGGTGGTAAAACAGAAGCTGCAGTAGAAACAGCCAGGAAATTAAAAACAGAAGCTACTAATAAACAAACTTCAGGTAATGGTTCTGGTGTAATAGAAGATACTACAAAGACTAAGACAAGGACTATACCAAGAAACCAAAGCTTTTTTGCAAGATCTTAATGAGCCATTATTTATATAGACATATTAGACCAGATACTAATGTTCCTTTTTATATTGGTATTGGAGCTTCTAATAGTAGGAGAGCATGGGAGACTAGGAAAAGAAATAAATTAGCAACAATCAAAACAAATATAAATAAATAACTAAACTAAAACTTGTAAATTATGAGCACTCCAGTATTAAATAATGGCATATTCCTCAGGGACACTAGCTACCAAGCTACCTCTCATGTGGATTCTTACCATTTGGTAAACATGTTAAAAACAGCTGAGCCTATGGATTTAGGTCCTGTAGATATTTGGGCAATGGCACAGAAAGTAGAAATGCCCCTTTATCAACTATCTTCTTTTGGTGGTAAAAATATCATCATGGTAGATAATGCAAGAGGAGAATACAAATGGCAAACACCAGTTGTACAAGATCTTCCTTATATTATTGAAGACATCCAACCAGGTAATGCTACCAAAGGTATAGATGGTACTACCTTCCAGATCAAGATTAACAAACGTGAGTTTGGTCATGGCGATATCCTCACTTATGATAAATATAATGGTGTGGAAATGTATGTAACAGCAGATGATATCATGACTATTGGTGATGGTTTTATCTATACTGTGCAACTAGTAAATAATGATAACTACAAATATCTAGATAATAAGTTTCTTGCTGGTGGTACCAGGGTATTCAGAAAAGGTTCTGCAAGAGGTGAATATGGAGAAAGGTTCTCTGATATTAGGACTTCTACAGGATTTAGGGAATTCTATAACTATGTAGGTGGTGCTGAAGCTCACGTTCATTATAGTATTTCTTCCAGGGCTGATCTTATGATCAAAGGTGGAGTAAACATGGATGGTACAGTTCCTGTAACTGAAATCTGGAGGACATTTGATAAGAATATTGATCCTTCTATTACTTCTTTAGAGAACATGATTACAGTCATGGGTAAAGAATATGTAAAGAATGCCATTGCAAATGGTAATCTTAACAGGACTTTCTTAACTACTCTTGAAGCAGCTCACCTTTCTAAAATTGCTACTGACATTGAAACCTACTTGATGTGGGGACATGGTGGTAAGATTAAACAAGATGGTCCAGATGATATGAGGTTATCTGTAGGGTTATGGAAACAACTTGATTCTTCTTTCAAACGTGTATATAACTACTCAGGATTTAGCTTAGATTTATTTAAAGCTGAGATCTATAACTTCTATGCTGGTAAAGTTGAATTCCAAGGTCCAGATCCTAAGAGATCTCTGATAGTTCAAACTGGTATTGGAGGTATGAAGCTTGTTAATGAAGCTATTAAGACTGAAGCTGTTAACTCAGGTTTAGTAATTAATGCTGCTCAGGTAGGTGCTATTACAGGCCAGGGTATGGATTTGAATTATGGATTTGCTTACACTAGCTATGTAATTCCTTTCTTAGCTAATGTTAAGTTTATCTTAAATCCTGCATTTGATAACTTACATACAAATGATATTGAAAATCCTATTATCAATGGAAGACCTTTATCATCTTATAGCTTTGTGATCTTTGACGTTACTGACACAGGTAATGATAATATCTTCTTATTGAAACTATCCTGGGATAACCAACTTAAATGGTTCTACCAGAATGGTACTATGGATTACATGGGAAGAACACAAGGTTTTCAATCAAATGGTAACTTTAATGGTTATAGAGTTTATATGACTCAAACAATGCCAGCTATCTGGGTAAAAGATCCAACCAAAGTACTAAAAATTGTTATGCGTAATCCCATTACTGGTGGAAGTTTCTGATTAAAAACAGTAATTGGGTTGCACAATTCAGATCTTCTTATTATATTTGTTGGAACTAAAAACCAACAAAAATGGAAAAGAAGAAAAGAATTTACAAACACAGAGCTTATCAAGCAGTAGCTAATCTTACTAAGATCAGTGAAGAACAAAAGAATAAAGTAAAAGAGTTATATACCCAGGGATCTTCTCAGTCTTACATAGAGAAGACTCTGGGAATGACTAGAAAAACTATCAGGACCATTCTTAAAGCAGAAGGTATTGATAGAGATAAGTCTTCACAGTGGAGACTTAGATATGGTAGTTCTTTGAAAGAAAATGTATTTGATGAATTGAATCCAGAATCTTTATATTGGATTGGATTTCTTTATGCAGATGGTCATGTTAGAAAAGATAAAGAGTATTCTATAGAACTAGAAATAGAACTGCAGGATAAATCACATCTAGAGAAATATAAGACATTTCTAGAATGCAATAAAGAAGTTAAACAATATGAAGAAAATAGTGTTTGTTTAAAAATATTCTCTAAAGTGATTCACTCTAGATTAAAAGAACTAGGTTTTGATAATAGAAAGAGTTGGACAGCAATTCCTCATCCTCTATTAAAAGAATCTAGAGATTTCTGGAGAGGAGTAATAGATGGAGATGGTGGAGTATATGATTATAAAACAAAAATGGTAAGTTTATGTGGAACATTAGAAACCATTTTTGAGTTTATAATCTTTTGTAGTGAACAACTAGGGATAAAAGAAAAGTATCCCAGTCATAGTAACAAAAAAGGATATGCTACTAGTACATTATATCAAGTACATTATTATGGAGAAGATTCTAAAAAAGTCTTACATTTACTCTACAAAGATTCAGTTACATATCTTGAGAGAAAGTATCAAAAATATTTAAACATAGTAGAAACTAATAATCAAACAATACTAAACTAAAAATATCATGAATAAATTTGTTCCAATGTCTCCAGATCCTTACATCAAAAAAGATGGAGATCAGGAGTTAGCAAAATTTGGTCACCTAAATGCTATTGTTAATGTACTTAATAATCAGGCACTTTCTCAAACAGGGTTAGTAGCTCATGCAGGAGATGGACAGGCATTAGGTACCCCACTTCAACAAGGATTTAATGCATTTTCAGTAGTAGCTACTACTGGAGATAGTGCTACTCTTCCTTCATTAGTTGCTCTTTGTGCATGTACTCCATGTGGACCTATTGCTCCAGTAGTAGTAGTGAATAGTGGAGCTAATGCAATGAATGTATATCCTTTTCCTGGAGAATCTATTAATGCGTTATCTGTTAATACACCAATAAGTATTGCTGCTGGAGAATCTCTTAGCTTTAAGAATGTATCTTGTAATAACTGGGATACCTATGGTGCATCTGGTACAGCTGCTCCAGTAGGAGTTTGTACTGATAGTACTTTAACAGGGACAGGATTACCTGGATCATGCTTACATGTAGTATCACAACCAGCTACACTAGGATTTGCTGAATATGTACAACGTACTCAAGCTCCTAATAATAGTGTTGCATCTGGGCTAGCTTTAAAACTTACTACAGATAATGCTGCTATATTTGACACTATTGGTATTACAGTAGCAGGTGCTCCTACACAAGGAGATGCCTTTACATTACCTGTAGGTTACTACATGGTACGTTATGAGACTAGTACTAGTTCTGTAGGTCCTTTAGCTATTTCTCAAGGAAATACTGCTGCTGGTCCTTTTACTGCAGACATTAATACTAAAGCAGGATCTACAACGGCTACTACCTGGATTAACGGAGGTGGTATTGTACATTCTACTGTAGGTAATCAGACTATTATAGTAGGTCCTACTGATAGTGTTGCAGCAGCTGTAACAACTACAGGAGGTGCTCCTCAGTACATAGTTAGATTAACTATACTTAAAATAGGATAATAGAATAAGATAGGCACTGGCACCAGACCCCGTAAGGTAGAGCTTGCAACTTTTCCCTATCTCAAAAGCAATAAGTTAAACTAACCAACCAAACCAAAAACTATGAGTCAAACAGTGCAATCTATAGAAACTACTGGACCTACCAGGGCAGGTTCTATATCAGTAAAAACTTACTTTGATAGTTCTACCTCTAATATGGGACTAGAAAAATATGGTATGTCTTTATATGATGGGGTCTATCATGAGGAACAACTAGCATGCTTAGAGAATAATGGAGTAAGGAGATATGTAACAGGATTAAATGAATTTGCTCCTGAAGTTAAACTTCTCCCTATAGAATTAAGAGAAGCTAAGATAAAAGAAATAAGAAAAGTAGTAACACAGCTAGAAAAGGAATTAGCTGCTAATATTCTTGATCCAGATGATAAAGAGTTCTGGAATAAAGTAAAACTACTAAGACCAGATAATGATATATACTGGTCTAAGATATCAATTAGAGTAGGTAATCAACCTCTTTACCTAGATCCTGAAAAGAAACCAGAAGATCTAATTAAGCTATATGCTATAGAAGCTGGAGGATTTGATATAGTAGCCAGATCTTATGAAGAAGCCCGGGCTAAAGCAGTACCTCCTAAGTTCTATTTAGATAAATATCAGGAAACTGTTTCTACTACTAATGAGTATAAGATGCTAAAGAATGCTGCAATAGCTGATATGGATAGCATGTTTAAAAAGAACTTTATCAAGTTACTCTATGTAGCTAAGGTAGTAGATACTAATAGTCCTCAGTATAGGAAGAATACTCCCCAGGCTATAGTCTATGATAAGATGGATAAGTTTATAAATGGAGAAGGTTCTGAGACTAACAAGAAAAGAGCAGCTCACCAGTTTATAGATACCTGTACCCTAGATATAGAAACTTTAAAGTTAAGAGCTCTTATCAAAGATGCAACTTTCTATAAGTTTATTGCAACTAAAGGAGATGGTTTTATTTACCATGTAGAGAGTAACACTATGATGGGAAGAAACCCTTCTGATGTACTAGCTTATTTAAAAAACCCTATTAATGAACAAATCTTATCTTCAGTACTTAATGTAGTGGAGAAATATTGGAACGAGTAATCTTAACTTAATACTTAGAAATCATGGCAAAAGACACTAGAGCAGACCTGACTAAACTTGTAGATGGCTACAATGATATGTACAGAGACCCATTACAGTATGCACAGACTACGTATCTGGCTAATATTAAATCTCAAGGAAGACCTTGGGGTGGAGATAGAGATGCCAGGAACCTAGCTAATAAACCTTGGAATAAAATGGATGTACCAATTTAAGACTTTACCAATATAATTAACTAATTAATTAACTAAAAACAAGTAAACAAATGGCTAAGAAAGCAGTTGCTAAGAAACAAGTTCCACAAGGAACTAAAGTAGGTTTAAACAAATCAGTATCTGTATCTCCATCTTCCTACAAAAAAGGTGGTATGAAAAAGAAGAAGTAAGTAACTAAAACTTGTAAACATGGCAAAGTCAATGAAGAAGACAGGAGGAGTAACTAATGAAAATACTCTTGCAGAAGTTAGTCCAACAGTACAAGGTATATCCCCACATGGGTTAAACGGTACTGCTATGATTAATCCAACTAGCTTAGGTGATCCACTATCCAGAACTAATCTTAATGGTGATGCTAAGTCATCTCCTACTGCAAGGTGGGGAATGAATGTATCTAAAGATATTAAGAATATGAGGGACACTCTTATGGAGATGCCTGATGGTAGACCTGTGTCTAAAACAGCAGAAAGAAGTTAAGAACTAGTATGAATAACTCCACACTACAGATCAAGATGAAACAGAGACTGAATAAGTTGGACTCTGAGGATTATGATAATGTTGAATGTTGGATGTTAGTAGAGGCTTACAATAAAGCTCAGGTAGAGTGGTGCCGTAGACAAATTACTGGTTCTAATATTCTAAAGCAAGGGGATGAGCAGTCTAAGAGAAGAGTAGATGATCTACAAGTGCTCCTGACAACCACTCCCATTACCCTCAATGCTTTAGATCTGTATGCAGAAACTGTTGTCATGCCTGTAGATTATTTTGCATTTAAGAGGTTAGAGGTCTTTGCAACTAAAGAGTGTTGCAAGGACCCTCGCCTGATGACTGTATATCAATCAGAAGAAGCTAATGTAGGAATAGCATTAAAAGATGATAATAAAAGACCAAACTTTGAATGGGCAGAGACTTTCTTTACTTTTATAGGTAATAAAATTAGAGTTTATACTAATTCAGATTTTACTATATCCAGTTCTAATCTTATCTATTATAAGCAACCTATTAAAGTTCAGATATTAGGATGTTCTGATCCTTATACAGGAGCAGTAACAACAGTAGATGTTCCTCCAGGTCTTAAGGATGATCTGGTAGAAGTAATTATAGATGAAGCAGTAACTATCCTGGCAGGTGACATAGAATCTCTTAACCAGAAGAGTAGAGAACAAAGTGCAGCAGAGGGTAATAATTAATTTGTACTTTTACTTGTATAATTAGAAAAGAATTATTATATTATACTATATATTTATTAATCAACTAACTAAAAACAAAAAACACAATGTATTTTAACCATGCCTTTCACAAGCTGTTTGTAGGAACTCATGCTTCCCAGACAGCTTCTGGTACCCTCTCAGGAGTGGACACAGGCTTTTTGAGCACCTCAGGTGTTCAATCAGTTCAATTATCTAATACCTCTGCTCCTTATGGACTAGGTGTAGGAACTTTTGGTTTATTCTTCCAAGATCCAGTTTTAGGTCTTGTATCAGTAAATGCATCTTCAACTGCAATTACTACAGGTAAACCATTATTACTAGCTGCATCTCAGCTTTATCAAAATGATAAGATCAGTCCTTTTATTGGAGGAATGAAGGAAAGTAATAAATCTAAACTCATTAATCCTAAATTTGTATCTAGGTTTATCCGTGTAGATCCATGTACTCCTAACCAGAATGTAATCCATATAGGTAATACTCCGTTTACAGCTGGTTCTGGTATTACAACCGGAACTATTGGAACTCCTGGAACAGGATATACTAATGGTACATATTATAATGTATCTTTCTCAACTAATAATCTAGGATCAGGGGCACTTGCTACAGTTACTGTAGCTGGTGGTGTAGTTACTGTAGTAACAATTACTAATCCAGGCTCTGGTTATAAAGTAGGTGATACTTTAACTAGTCCAGTTGGGATTCCTTATACTGCAGGTACACTGATGGTTTATACTGTCAATGTAGTTACTGGTGAGAATGCAACTTGTAATTTCCAATTCTTATGTGATGAAACTTACTACTTACGTATTGATGTTAAGGGATCCCCTGCATTAAGAACTTTAAGTCGTAATGCATACTGGAATATGGATTATTACACAGGATGCTGCCCAGCAAACTGTATAGCTCCACTTCCTATTGATAGTACTCTTGCTATGATTGGATGGGCTCAACAGATTATAGACAGTAAAATTGTAGGACCTTATATATTACCTGTGGTTTATGACCAAAATGGTGGTGCATGGTATTCTCCTGGAACCTCTGGTGAGTTCTTTAATAACCCTAAAGAGCCTGGAATTGGTACAGTTACTATTGTAAATGGAGGTACTGGTTATACTAATGGTACTTTCTATAATGTACAATTTGGTACTCTGGATCAAACTCCTAGTAATGGTTCTGGTGCAACAGCTACAGTAGTAGTTTCTGGTGGTGTTGTTACTACTGTTACTATTACAGAGCAAGGTACTGGTTACACAGTAGGTGACCTGATAAAACTTCCTCTATTGGAAGGTGCTAATGATAATGCTGTATTCTCAGTGGCTACTAATATTGTTCCAACTTGGAATAACTACGTATCTCCTGGATATATTACAGGAAAATCAGCTGGTATGTCTCTTACAGGTGCTTATGTAGATACCCGTTTTGGAGATTGTACTTTCTATCCAAGTGATTGGTTTGAAAAACAACCAGTTAATATCTATGCATCCATGGTAGATGAAACAGGAGATCCTTGTGCCTTCACAGCTATCTGTGTAGAAACACAATGTAATCCTCGTCAAGCTATGGGTCTTGGAGAACAAGTTATCCGTGACTTGATCTTATCTGAAAGTTACTTACAGAATTACTTTAACACAGGTAAGGATCTAAGAATCCGTGAGATTACTCAAGGATATGATGTAACTGCATCTATTCATAGAGGTAACTTATATACTCGTTACCAGATCCTGCATAATGTTCCAAGGAATTATAACCCAACTGGCATCTTTGATAATGATCAGTATTTACTGGAAATTATTACCAATGGGGTTAGTGCAACCTTTGAGACAGTTATGTCTACTTGGTTATCAGCTTGTGGATGTAATGCAGTTCTAGAACTAGTTCAGTGTCAGCTTGCAGCATGTCCTACAGGATGTCCTGCTATTACAGTGGCTACAGTAACTGCTACTGGCACAAGAACAGTTGCTTATAGTTCTTCTGCTGCTGCTTCTGGAGGATTATCTCCTTACAATTATGAAGTTAGTTCAGGAGTATTACCTACTGGAATTACTATCAATTCTAGTACTGGTTTAGTATCTGGTACTCCAACAGTAGATGGTGTGTATGACTTTACAGTAACTGCAACAGACAGCAATGGATGTCCAGGAAGTACTGCTCAGATCATTACTATAACAGGTTAATAATTAATTATCTAAGATAACGGGGGAGGAGAAGTTAAATAAGCTTCCTCTTTCCCCGTTTCTTTTTATAACTTTATAGTATGGCACAACACAGATTAAGCTTAGAAGTTCCTCACATAGTTAATACTTGCATTCTACCAGTTTATGATACAAGTATATATTCACCAGAGGTACCTACTACATGTCCTATACTAGCTATTACGCCTCCAGGATTCTGGCAGGCTACTCAGTTAGGTAACAGAGCTCCACAGTTCATAGCTAATTTATCAGCATGTGACCTAGGAATACAACTATCTAATTGTGATAATTATAACAATGTCTTAGTAGATGGATTATATATTATAAGATGGAGTCTTTCTCCTAATGATATAGTCTTTGTAGAATATAATCACTTAAGGATAGCTACAGTACTAACTACTTACATGAAAATATTATGTCATCTTAATTTAGCAGCATGTGAGCCAGATAAAGAAACTCAACAGAAGATAGTAAGATTACAGTTTATAAGAACGCTTTTTGATGCTGCAATAGCCAAGGTAGAAGTAGCTCACCAACCAGAAGCTGGAATGCAGATTTATAATTATGCAAGGACTCAGCTTAACAAGCTGGGCCGTTATTATAACTGTGCATGTTAACTAACCAACAACCAACAATATGCAACAATGCTCAAATTGCAAAACTGGTCTCTCTTGTGGATGCCAGCGTAGAATAGCTTCAGATGGGAAACCAGTGTGTACTCATTGTATAGCTAGATATGAATTAGCATTACAACAACAAAGAAATAAACCACCTGTACAGGTTAACAATATACAAGTAGCAAAGTAAGAACATGGCATGTTACCTTTTAACAGATTGTAAGAACATTAAGCCACAAATAGTGGTATCTAATAATCTTAGTGCCTACCTATTACCAGTAGGTACTACTATTACAATCTCTACCTTAGGTGCAACATGTTGGTTAGTTACAACAGCTCTTACCTGTGAAGAAGCAGTAACATTACCTGATACTATAATTATAAAGACGTACCAGAACTGTGCTGCATGCTCTTTTATATTTACAGGTCAGAATGGAAGTCTTGAAGGAGATAATGGAGGATTTCTTCCACTTCAAACATGTTATCTTTTAACTGATTGTAATACTACTAATCCTCAGGCTCCTATAGTTATTACTAATAATTATTTAGCATATGTAGGATCAGTAGTTAAAATATCCACTCTAAATGGAGGAGTAACCTGCTGGCAGGTAACTGCTTCTGAAAATTGTATAGGAGCCATATCCTTAGATGATGAGTCTATAGTAAGTATATTTAGTACGTGTCTAGTATGTAATCCACCACTTATACCCATATGCTATAGACTAACTGATTGTACAGGAGTAACTCCCTCTATACTAGTAAATACAGATTTGAGTTCTATAATTGGACTAGTAATTAATAATGTAGTTACTCTATCCGGACCAGTAGTGCCATCTATAACATGTTGGACAGTTACTCTATTTGGACCATCTAGTAGTGGAATATCTCTTATAAGCTATAACGTAAATGCATTTGAGAATTGTGCTTGTTGCCTACCACAACCAGTACCTCCTCCTATAGTACTTCCTCCAAGGATAATTCCAGATCCTGTAGTAGATTACTATAGAGTAACTATGTCTCCTTGTGAGATAGATACTACTATTAACTTTTGTGAATCATACTGGAATTTAACAAAGAAACTAAGATTTGGGATAACTACATGTGAGTGGAACAAAGATTCTACTCAACTTTGGGTAGAGCAGCAACTAGTACAGTTACAGAATAGTTTTAATCCATTATACTGTATAGAGGGAGATAATAATCCTCCTCCGTTTCAGCAAAATCCTTGTAGTCAATGTGCACCTAATCCATGTTCATGTGGTAGAAATCCACAACGCCCTTTGGGAAAGTGTGGATGTCACACTATATTTGCAGGAGTACCTTGTAGAGAACATGAAGTACCTCAGACTTATATCTTATGGAGTGATCTAGGAATACTAAACTGGAGTTGTGAAAATCCATTACTAAACGAATAACTATATATCATGTTAACTATATCCAAGAGAATTGATCAACTAGCCTCAGCTCCACTGCTTACTTTACAGGCTCTTATACCAGTAGTTCCTGCAGGTACAACAGATGCCACTTCAGCTACTTTACAACAGATAGCTAACTTATTACCTCCTAATAATACTCTAGTGTTTAAACAGAGTTTTTCAGGGGCTACTCTTCAGAATATTAATACCTCTGCTATTACTCTATTACCAGCACCAGGAGTTAATCTGCTTTATGCTATTATTCCTGGAACAGCTTATATTAAATATGTATTTGGTACTGTAGTGTATAATTTTGGAATTGGAGGTCTTCAACTTAATAATAATGCAGTACTTGGAACTATAACTCAAGCCCAGATAAATTCAGCAGTGAGCATTACTGAAGGATTTAGTACTCTAGTTACTCCAGGTACTAATACAACTAATCAACCATTGTTACTTTTTGCTCCAGGAGCTAATGCAACAACTGGAGATGGGATCCTTACCATAGCTTTTGATTACAGAATAATTGATTTAACTTAGGATATATAGATAATTTTTTGTAGATTATATAAACAGAACTAAGATGCTTCCAAATTCACAATTTAATACTAATCAAGCAGGATGTACTCCCGTTGCATCTAACTGTGTTCTTTGGACAGGTCCTAATCTGCCCTGCATTCAGTTATGTACTGGAGATTCTATAAGTGATGTTACAGCTAAGCTTGCTCAACAGTTATGTGCACTACTACAAGAAGTAAATATCTCTAATTTTAGTGCTGCTCTTCTTTGTTTTGATCCTTTATGTCCTGTTCCTCAGAATCTTACTGATATTATTAACTTCATTATTAATGAGTTATGTGTACTAAAAACAGGACAAGCTGCAGGACCAGGCACTAACGGATGTCCTGATTGTACTATTACAGTAGCTCCTTGTTTTTATACTACTAATCCTCAGGGAGATGTAATAACTACTATGCAGCTTACTGCATATGCTCAGGCTATAGGAGTTCAGGTATGTAGTATATTAAACCAGATTACTACTATTAATAGTACACTAACCTCTTATGGAGTTAGAATAACTAATCTTGAGAATAGAATTATTACTCCTTATACTCCTCCTTTAGTCCCACCAACATGCTTATCAACAACTTCTACAGATATAGTAAGTGCTATAGTTCTTGTTACCTCTACCTTATGTAGTTTACAAGCAGCTACTGGACTTCCTAATGC